TAAGCGTAACTCTGGTAGGCTCACTCTGCTTTTGCGCTAAAGCAGTGGGCCGTGGTTCGCTTGTGACCAGTAAGCATGAGCGAATGGCTGGCAGGTGCTACCAACACCCACCAGCCGCCCATTTTCACAAATTAAAAGCCCTTCATTGCTGAAGACGTCTGTAACAGCCGAACTGGTAATCTGCCAGCCCCGCCATAACCAACTGGGTCAGTATTAACTGACAGCGTTCGCGTGAAAGGTATGTGTTTTGTGCAATCTCCCCGACTGTTGCCGGTTCGATGCTTAATTCATTAAAAACAACTTTCGCCGTTTCTGTCATATCTTGCTGTTTTAGCATGTCTTTTTCCCTTCTGGTTAACATGACATACCAATAACTCTTGTCTAAAAAGCCAGCAAGATAAAAAGTCAGTATTCACTACCACCAGCGTGTTTACCGTACTGCACCAAGTTTACAGGTACAAAAAAACCCGCTCGACGGCGGGTTTAAGCTGTGTGGCGAAGTAACCACTCTTAACAGATTACAAGAATTTTTGCGTACGCGTTAATTTTTTTGTATTTTTCTCATTACACAACATATAAACCCTATGTAAAAAATGACAGCAGAAATAGCCGTATTTAACAAGACCGCAGTAGCTTTAGCCGCAGATTCAGCTGTAACGATTTCTGGAGGCGGCAAACATAAAATCTATAATGGCGCTGAAAAGCTTTTCGCTCTCACTAAACATCATCCTGTAGGTTTGATGGTATATGGAACTGGTGATCTCTGCACAGCTCCATGGGAGCTTATCATTAAGGCTTATAGAAAGGATTTAGGCTCTAAATGTTTTGACTCTTTGGAGGAATATGCTGAGGATTTCTTCAATTATCTACAGTCAGCTAAATCAATCATCACACCAGGTATGCGTGAGGCTCATCTTTATCACTTCCTGAGCGAGATTGTATTCAGCATGCTTGTTGATGCTTTTTCTGAAGGTCTCGAACCAACATATCTCGTTAACTTCGATAAGAATCAATTTGTTACAGACCTCACGAATTATTGCAACGATCTCCTTACAAAATTATCTGATATTAATTACTTTGATGGTTTTACTCCGGATGATGAACAAGCAGCCCAAACCTATGCTTCATCAATTACCCAACGCATCATTGCTCAAAAGTTTAGTGACTTTGATTCAATATCCATAACTCCACAGTTGACAAAAGCAGTTAGTGATGTATTGGCAGCTATGATATGCAAGCAAAGTGATATTGGTTCCGTCTCTGGGATTGTGATTGCAGGTTATGGCGATAAAGACTATTACCCTAAAGTATTATCATATGAAGTTTGTGGCTTCTTTAATGATAAAATAAGGAAAACCACAGATGCTGACAAGTGCTGCATCACTCCTAATTGCGGCGTGACTCCCTTTGCGCAAGAGGATGAAGTTTCTGCTTTCATGCAAGGAGCTAGTTCACATCTTATCCAAAATCTTCATGCTGAGTATCAACGTTCTATCGGCGATTTACTTGATGGTATTGATTCAGTAATCACAGATTTGGTGCCCACTTCAGATATCGAAGGAGCCAAGGATGCTATAGTTGATGTAGTGCGCAGAACTGTTTCCGATTGCAAGGGGCGTATTGATAGCTTTGTCCGAGAAAACTATGTTGACAAAGTCGTAAATATGATCGAGTTTTTACCCAAGCAAGATTTAGCTTATATGGCTGAATCATTAGTAAATTTAACCGCTTTCAAGCGCAAGGTCTCCGATGATACTGAAACAGTGGGAGGCCCCATAGATGTTGCAATCATTTCTAAAGCTGATGGTTTTATCTGGGTTAAACGTAAGCACTATTTTGCAAAAGAACTGAACCATCACTACTTTTCACGGTCATAGCAACAAATAGACAAGGGGAACACATGTCACTTAAGCAAGCCTATGAAAGAACTCAACCCAAAAGCATCAATGATTTCTTTCAGTTGAGTACTTCTGGAAAGAGTCGACGTACTGTAACAAGCCAATCTAACTTCTTTACTAAATTGAACAAAACATTACCTGCACAATCCTAAAATGCTAAAAGCCACTACGGTGGCTTTTAGCTTTTATTTACATGCAATAACGCTCGTAATACCCTCTACAAAACCAATTGCAGTTTGTAATTCCTTTCTAATCGTGCCATCTGAACACCTTCTCTTTTTGGCAATAGTGCGTAATGAGATACCAATAACAAAGTGGGCTATGATGAGCTCATATTCCTCTGGTTTATACCTTCTCAACCGAGCCACACAACTGTCTATCATAATGCCTTCGTCATCATCACACTGAATCCGTGACTTTTTACCATGAGGTAAAAGCCCCTTGAAGCCCGCTGCTATCGGTTGCCAATCGACACCACTATTTTCTGCTGCAGCCCATGCCCCCCAGCGGTCTAAAACCTCATACATATCACGCCCCATTACTATCACCTCTAATTTCGCAAATCTTCACGCCCAGCCGACCACCAGGAACGAGCTTACCGCGCACAATATTGATTTCATCAAACTGCTCGTCGTCTATGAGAAGCCCCGCATGCGTCAGTGCATCCAGCGGTGCTTTCAGGATATTGTCCAGGTCCCGACGGCGCTTATCCGGCGGCTCTGCAGTAATTTTTATTGCCAGCCTTCCGGACAGGTTTAATTTCAGCCGCTGCTGGCGGACAATAAGTGCCACATCCCGGCGATAACGCTCACCGGCTTTTGATACAAAATATGTGCTGCCACGACGACGCCAGTAGGTGTTCACCGTCGGCGGGTAAGGCAAAACAAACTCTATACGCATCAGTAACCTCTTTTACCCGAGCACGCCGGTTGCAAAGGCGCGATCAAGAAAACGAAAAATTAAATCAATCTGGGAACCATGCTTTTCTTCGAACGCCAGCGGATCCGCATGAAGCTCGTTGTGATGCTCCCGACACAGCGGTAGCGTGAAAATATCGTGGGATTTTGTCCCTATTCCGCCCTGACCATGACCAATCAGGTGATGGGGATCGTCGGCTGGCTTATCACAACACGCACACGGCTGTGTCTTTACCCAGCGCGTATATTTCTCATTTACCCAACGGCGACGTTTAGGTCGCTTCATGAAAGATTCCGGAGACTCCGGATCAACAGCAATGCTGACCACCGTCTTTTCCTGTGGTGGATTTTGCTGGTGGGCGTGAGGCAGCGGCGCAAGATTTTTTGTGCGCTGCTTCAGTATGCTGGTGGCGGTCTGCTCTCCCGGTACGATGTCGCTTTCGCGGTACACCGAGCGAATTTTTTCCGCACGTAACCCCAGAGAACGACGTAATACTACCTCCGGTAGTGCGTCCGCCACCTGATTGCAGACAGCCCACCAGGATAATTCAGCCAGCGATAATTCCCGCTCCTGTGTGCCATTCATTGCATGGCGCATGACATCAATCATCCATGCTGACAGGTTTTGGTGAGCAAGTTGCTCAAGTGATTCGGAGGACTGGTCACGCAACTGGTTGTCACAGTGCCAGCACAACACCATCGCGCCAGCACCGTAACGATGTATGACGGTTTCGCTGTGATGGTAATCACCATGAGGCCACTGGCAGGATTTAATATGGCGCAACAGCCAGTCAGACAATGCACCAGCACCACCAGCAGCACGAATCACCCGTGCGTTACTGAAAAACGGCAGCAATGTTTTGTCTTCCACTAGCGGCTGGCGAACGGCAGGAACGACCCCGGACGGCAGATTACGCATGCTTTTCGGTTCCGGCTCCACCAGTACCCGGGTATTGTGGAATACCGGCATGGATTCCCGGCCCGGCTTAACGATCACCAGCCCGAGTTCCGGTACCAGAACAGGTCGAAGTAATACCCGCACGTTACCTCCAGATGCGTTGCTGGAATGTGCGGGACGGACGCGGTGGGCGTTCGGAGTAAGGAAGCCTGACGGAGATTATCCAGTGACGATAATCGAGGCTGAGGGCTTTCTTAATCTCGTATCCGTGTCTGCGGTAGCACTGAATTAGCCACTCGGCCTGTTCTTCAGTGCATGGGGGATGCTGGAACCAGTCAGATTTGAAAGTGCGGGAACGCCGCCCGTGCCTGCTGGCAAAGACGGCAGAATCATCAGAATTGTGTAATTTGGTATCGTGCGCCATCGGTTGTCTCTGCTGGCGCAGCAGGTGCCAGTTGTTCAGGCTGGCGTGCGAATTGTAAACCAGAATGCTAGGAAAAAACAAAACCCGCCGAAGCGGGTTAAGTGCGGGTGCGTTGAGGATGCCTGACACATCAGAGGTGGCGAGGGATTCTCCCCCGCCTGGTCTCTTACTCCTCAGGTTCGTAAGCTGTGAAGACAGCGACCTCCGTCTGGCCGGTTCGGATTCGTACCTCGCAGAGGTCTTTCCTCGTTACCAGTGCCGTCACTATGACGGTTAAACAGATGACGATAAGGGCGATTAACATCGCCTTTTGCTGCTTCATAGCCTGCTTCTCCTTGCCTTTCGGCACGTAAGAGGCTAACCTACATGTGTTCAGCATGGATTGAGCCTCAGATTAATGTTAAGCGTCTTGCAGGACGCGTAATGTTAACTGGGGCTTTTCTCTATCTGCCTTTTGGTGTTCATGCCTGAGACAGATAGCCTCAAGCACCCACAGTCATTCTACTTAACTAAGATTTCCCCGCAAACCGTTTTTATCCCCAGCTGCAAATCGAATACACAACAAGTGCTGCCGCCATTGCAATTCCTTTCGTTGTGAATGCCTCCGGCCAGGTCATCGTAAAACATCCTCCGCGCTTATCAGCCCATTCCGCTCCAGATACCCCATCGCCATATCCGGTAATTTGCAATCTGGTTTCGCTTTTTTCAACTGACTTACCAATTGTTTAACCAGCATTACCAACTCTTCCTCATGTGAAAGTGATGCCGGTTGCGCAGCGTACAGGGGTTTTGGCGCAATGGCTGAGTGTTTTGCGTATGCCGCAACAGATTCAGCATTGAACAAAACCATATTGTGAGCACAGGACCATGCAACTGGCATTGCTTCAAGTGAGGCAAGCGCAATACGGGCAAGCGCAAGATCCATTTCAATGGCAACTCTTGAAGTCTTAAACACGGTCTGTCGCGCAGCAAATTTCATGGATTTCACACTTTCATTAGCATGAGCAATCAATTGCTCTCTGGTAAATTTCGTCATATTTTTCTCATCCAGTCCTGTCGCTATGCCTGCGCAACCATTACCCCACAATTACATCACAGGGGGTAATGGTTGCAATTCAGTGGCCACCGCGAGATTCACATCATTCACAATAAATCATAAAAATACACGCAATCACAGACCATAATAAAAGAACTGTTTCGGCCACAATCACAAGACCTTCCCACATTTCTTTTTCCCACACCTCCTGAAACCAGAGAATCGGCATATCGCCCCCCTCTGAAAAACAACCACATGCCCTAGCTTCTCCGCCAGAGCCAGTTCCGCTTTAGCGCCTGCTGACCGTTGCCAGTCTTTCAGCATATAAATCGCATCCACGCTACGTATCATTGCCATGCAGATATCCATGTAGTGCTGCTGTGTCAGCCCGTCCGGAAGTACTGCCGGGTTCAAGACTGTATGCCCTTCCCGTTTCAGTTCCTCTTCCGCCTTGTGGAACGCCTCACGGTTGAAATTTTTATACCCGGTCATTGGACCGGCAATATAAACTCTCACCCTCACTCCTGAACTCTCCTGTCGAAATAAACGTAGTTATTCACTGTGCGCAACGGCATTCCAAATTTTCTGGCGATTTCTCTCCTGGGTACGCCACGCTGATGCAGCTGTCGCGCCAGTTCAATATCACTCTGCGGATATTTTGTTGACTGGTGATAATCACCCCGTAACATCAGGCTGACACCCAGTTCCCGCGCTTTCGTTCTGACAGCATCACCTGTACGACCGGTCAGCCTCCCAATGCTTTCGACCGTCATCGTTCCCGCACACTGCCGGAGTATCATGATTTCAGCCTCGTACCACTTCTTCCAGCCACTCACCGCTGCAGCTCTCCGGTCGCGGTAATATCACGAAGAATATCCCGGTGCTTGTTCAGCTCCCGCAGCGCGGCGCAGACTCGTTCCCACTTCTGGACATGACTTTTCGCCCGACGCAGTTCGAGGTTTGCCATATGCAGCGATGGTAAAATCAGGTCATCCGCTCGCGTTTCAGTAAACGATGGCAGCGACTGCACAATGCCCGCTACAGTTTCTGTTTTAATTTCTTCCTGTGTTGCGGCTTCCCGGACTGGTAACGCAACACCTGCTGGCTGAGGAAAGGCCTTACCATCATTTTCCGTTACCGATGCTGCTTTCGGCTCTGCTGGTAAATTACCGCCCGGCATGCAGTAACGAAATTTACCGCTCTGATTAACGCGTGCCAGTCGCCCCGTTGCAGTTACCACCGCCAGCGTGGAAGCAACCTTGCGAGTACTGATGCCGAACTTACCCGCCAGTTCTTCACACGTTTTAGCCCCATCCTGACCGATAAACTCAATCATCATGTCTGCTGTAACTTTTTGTTCGACCTCCCCGGTCAGCATATCCTGTGCTTCAGATTTTACTGGCCGCTCTTCGGTTACCAGGGATTCACCTTCGCCAGCCAGAAACCAGGTGTGACCAGTTTTATCAACGACGCCATTTCTTTTGAGTTCCCACAGCTCGTTGAGAACCTCTTCACGACTGATATCAAGTCGCGCGGCCAGTTCTACCGATGTGGCTTTTCCCATTGCTTTCAGTGCGTCAAAAACGGTTTCCATTAAAATTTCCTCCGGACAAAATTACTTCACAACCCTCAGGTGTCTGACATTCGAACGCCAGCTCTCCCAGTTAAAATTCACCCAGCGACCACCGTTCATGACCATGCGGTCCATCACACGCTCGCCAAGAAGCGTACTCATCGCTACGTGGTTCAGGTTCGTCAGCATTCCGACACTACGCATCGAAGCCGTTCTGCGGTCGACTATCTGGTTCAGTGTGACCTGCTCGTTGCGCGTATCCCGCTGCATTCCGATTTCATCCAGGACAAGCAGGTCAACATCACACAACCCCTGTAAAAATTTTTCGCCTGAGTTTTTGTTGTCGTAGCTGTTGTGTAACGCCAGCATCACATCAGCCACCGTTATCACAATCACGCTGCGACCTTTCGCCAGAAGATGATTGCCAATGGCGGCTGCAAGGTGGTTCTTTCCGGTACCCGGCTTACCGCTGAACACAAAATTCGTGCACCCGGTCATCAGTTCGTCAGCGATGGATTTTGCCTGGCTCAGCGCATGTTTTTGCCCGTCGTTCTGCACCTGATAATTCGCAAACGAGCATTTGCTGTGCAGAGGCTGGATGCCCGAACGATTCAGGATTTTTTCCACCCGCAACTGGCGATTCTGGCGGTTGATCTCCTCGCTACGTTTTCGCCCTTCAGCCAGTTGCCACTCGCGCCACTCATCCACTGTCCGGTACGGCGCGATTACATGCTGCGGGGTCAGCTTACGGATACGCTCAAGAACACCACCTGCCGCGATATTTTTCATGGCCGTTACCCCCTGAACCCCGGCGGAATTTCGGTATCCGGCTCAGAAATATGATTCACACAACGCTGTACAGACGAACGCCCCAGGCGGATAACCAGTTCATCCCATTTTCCGCGAAGCTTTGACGGACTCATGATATTTTTTACCCAGAATGGATCCCGCTGCGCCCGACCAAACATTTCACAAATTTGTCTGTGAGTTCTGCCATCCAGCATCCGCATTGTGCGCACGTCGTTGGCCCATGCGGTCCAGTTGGGTTCTTTCGGTCGCGAAATCTCGCCATCATCGCTGGCGGCCTGCTCGTAAAGACTCACGATTCGCCCCCAGATCCACTGCGCACACGCCAAATCTTCCTGGTTGCCCCACTGGCGTTTTTTTGCACTGAACACAACCGCGTCAGGGTGTCGGGTTAAAAAATCCCGTTCAACCGTCTGCGGGTCCGGTTGCGAAGCTTCCGGACGAGAAGTGTTTTTATTCTCTGTAGTAATCTCTGTTGTATTCTCTGTAAGATCATCAGGCCATTTTGACCCGATGACATTGAGTCGTTTTGAACCAATGGAACGTGCCATTTTAGCCTCTTCCATCGTGTCATTTTGACCTGATGGAGCGGCGCATTTTGAACCGATGGATTCGCTCACTTTGCCACCATCTAAAAGCTCGTTCCCGTAGTTGATCGTGTAGAAATTGGTCATATCGCGCTTTGATTTATTGAGCTTTTCACAACGCAAAAGCCCCAGCGTTTTCAGACTTGCAAACGCGCGCTTTAACGTTGACTCTGACCAGAACGGGAACTGTTCCAGCCATTGTTCCGTTGTGTTATAAACCCAGCGAACACCATCACATTCCATGCCGGAGTTGGTATCTCTCAACCAGTAGTGCAGTTGTTGCAAAACAATGGCTTCGTTTAAGCCAATTTTCATTGCCAGCTGCGTGTTTATAACCAGTGGGCGTTCAGCAAAAAGAAGACTCATAATTCCATCCAGCTTTTTGTTGGTATTGCTGTCGATACGCAAGCTTGAAAGCAATTGCTTTTTCTATAAGTTCGTCAGTTTCACGATCCACTACAGCTGGATCTGCAAAAAGCAGTCCGGATTCCACCACATCGCCATATTCTTTATTTAACCCGGCGATCATGTACGTAATGCTTTTTCCGTCAGTAATTTCACGATACAACCTGAAATCATTAATCCGGATAGCCTCCATAATTGCCGGAATCAGCGCCGTGAATTTTTTCCGCTTATCCCTGGTGTCGATAGCTTTCCAGCGTTCGAATATCTTCACCCGGTTAACGCCCAGCGCCCGTTGATCAACCTCGCCATCATTAAACGTGACGCGTTGAACATCGATGTTCGGGCGTTCTTTCAGAGCCCAGAATGCTTCCGTGATTAATATCGTCGCCTGCTCCTGTGTCATTCCTGGTCGACATACCCAGGCATCCAGAGCCTCACAAACCTGTTCAGGGGTGATTTTCATTGTTCAACCGCCCCGCCCGCTTTGCCTTACGATATTCGTCATAAACTTTGGGGTCGTACTGAAGTTCCCCGTCGGATGCCTCTTGCAGGCGCATCGCGCGACCTTCAGGAACCAGTTCCCCCCATTGAGAAACAGCAGATGGATCAACACCAGCAGCTTTCGCTACTTTGGCTTTCGTCCCATAAAAATTAATTACGTCTGATTTAAACATCACCCCTCCAAAATTGAGTTTTCTCAATAGTAATCACTCAAGGAATCTCAAGTCAAGGGTTATTAAGATATCTAAATATGAACGAGAAAACTTTAGGTCAACGAATTAGAGAAAGACGCAAACAGGTTGGTTTAAGTCAAAACGATTTAAGCAAAGCCGCTGGCGTATCTGGCTCATCAATTTCACTATGGGAAAGCGACCATACAGCCCCGCGTGGGCAAAATTTGCATCGCCTGGCTGAGGTATTGCAATGTTCACCAACTTGGATACTGTTTGGTGACGAGGATAAAACACCAGATCCACCAGTTGCACTCAACAGCGCCTTAGACTTATCGGAAGATGAGTTGGAGATGTTGCGATTGTATCGCGCACTTCCAAAATCAGAGCAGCAAGCACAAATCAGCGAACTCCGTGCCCGCGTTGAGAATTTTAATCGCCTATTCACCGAGCTACTAGAAGCTCGCAAACGTAACAAACATCAGTAATCCCCTTCACAAATTTTAAAGCCTTACATTTCAATGTATTGGCTTTATTTTGCATTAAATATTGAGTTTTCTCATTAAAAGCACTTGACCAACACTCATGAGAAAACTAAATTACCACCCATCAAGACACCGCACGGTGTTCTCAGCAAACAGTTCCGCTACCCGGCGTTAAGGGGAAATGAGGTCAACATGGATACTATCGATCTTGGTAACAACGAATCTCTGGTGTACGGCGTGTTTCCCAACCAGGACGGCACGTTCACCGCGATGACGTATACCAAAAGCAAAACGTTTAAAACCGAAAATGGTGCCCGTCGCTGGCTGGAAAGAAACTCAGGTGAGTGATATGGATTTCGACACAATCATGGAAAAGGCTTACGAAGAATACTTCGAA